AGGTCCAGTCAATCTAGTACCAGTTCCTAAAGACTCTGGCATTAGCGGTGGATTCTTACGCCCAGGCGATGGCTTAGTGGCAAATGGAACTGGCCCAGGCATTGATCGTGGTGGCGTAAACTGGCAAGGTAACTTATATCGTGTCATGGGAACTAAGCTGGTAGAGATTGATGCTGATGGTGCTGTGACCACATTGGGTGATGTTGGTGGCCCAATAACAGAATATGTGACGTTTGATTATAGCTTTGACTTACTAGCCATCGCATCTGGTGGCCGTTTGTATTACTGGAACGGCACAACCTTAGTCCAAGTAACTGACCCAGACTTAGGGGTGGTGTTGGATTTTGTATGGGTTGATGGTTATTTTATGACCACCGATGGTGAGTTCTTAATTGTTACTGAACTAAACGATCCGACACAAGTTAATCCATTGAAGTATGGCTCATCTGAAGTTGACCCAGACCCTGTGGTGGCTTTGCTAAAACTACGCAATGAAGTATATGCACTGAACAGAAACACCATTGAGGTGTTTGATAACGCAGGTGGTGAGTTCTTTCCATTCCAGCGTATTGATGGCGCACAAATACAAAAGGGTGTGATTGGCACATTTGCTTGCTGTGTCTTTGTAGAGAACATAGCTTACTTAGGCAGTGGTCGTAATGAAGCACCAGGCGTTTACCTTGGCGCAAACGCAACTGCTAATAAAATAAGCACACAAGAGATTGATAATTTACTGATGGAATACACAGAGGTTGAACTTGCAAAGGTTAAGTTAGAGGCTAGAAACGATAAGAACCACCAGCACCTGTATGTTCATTTGCCAAACAAAACCATAGTATTTGATGCTAGTGCTACAGCAGTATTGGGCAGCCCTGTATGGTTTACCCTAACAAGCACCATTGTAGGCTTTGAGCAGTATCGTGCTAGGAATATAGTTTGGGTTTACGACAAGTGGCACATTGGCGATCCGCAAGACAATAACATTGGTTATTTTGTGCAGGACATTGGCAGCCATTGGGGACAGCAAGTGCGATGGGAGTTTGGCACATTGATTGTCTATAACGAAGGCAGGGGCGCATTGATGCAGCAACTTGAGCTTGTTAGTTTAACTGGCAGTATTGCACTTGGTAAAAACCCTAAGATAAGCACCAGCTACACAGTCGATGGTAAAAAATATAGCCAAGAGAGAGCTATATCAGTTGGCATGGTTGGTAACACGACAAAGCGCATAGCATGGTTTCAGCAAGGACACATGAGAAACTGGCGCATACAACGATTTGTGGGTGATAGTGATGCTCATGTATCCTATGTAAGATTAGAAGCGCAACTAGAGCCATTGGCGTATTGATATGGCGCAGAAACTAAACCTTACACGTGATCAGCTTGCTAGTTTTTTACAAGACTTTGAGCAGATAAGACAGTTTGAAAGATTGTTTGCTGTTGTTGATCAGGTTCAACCAAGCGCAGACACGACAGGTATCAGCATCGAGGCTGGTATTGCAAATGCAACTGCTAATGACGCATTGGCTCAAATTATTAGACTTGCACAAGACACAGCCGTTAATGGCGATAACAAAGGTGTTCAGGCTTTAGATGCTTTTGCACGCATTTCAAATACACTAGAGATGCTGGCACTAGCACCAATACATAATAATGTAGAATTATCACATGATGTTAATGGGATATTACCGTATGCAAACCAAACCGCTAGAGTGCGATCAAATCAGGTGCTAACATGGCTTTCGATGTAATAACCCCAACCAAGCTAGGACAGGCTGCCATCACTGTAGGCGTTACAACGCTTTATACTGTACCAGCAGCCACACGCACATTGCTTAAAGAGTTAAGCATTGCTAACACGACTGCTGCTGCTATTAACGTGCGAGTGTTCTTAGTTCCATCAGCAGGTGCAGCAGGAACGGATAACGCATTTTTATATGATGTGCCTGTACCTAACAACAATGCTTTGCAATATGATGGCATACAAGTAATGAACGCTGGTGATACAATTCAAATTCAGGCGGCTGCTGGTGGTTTAACAATTACCGCTAGTGGCGCAGAAGCGGTTTAAGGAGATACAAAATGGCAGTAATAGCAAAACCACTCATTGGCTCTAAACAAATGGAAGCGGCACAGACAACGCAATATACTGCGACTAACTGCACAGCCATTATTGATAAATTTACAGCTACCAATACTACAGGTTCAAACGCATTAATTAGCGTTAATCTAGTGTCATCTGGTGGCACTGCTGGAACTACTAACCTGATTGTAGATGTTAGAGCCATTGCACCAGATGAAACTTACACATTCCCAGAGCTTGTTGGTCAAGTATTGGCTGCTGGTGGATTCATTTCAACAACTGGCACTGCCACTGCTTTAACGATTAGAGCATCAGGCAGAGAGATAACTTAGGAGCTAACATGAAAGATTTTCTAGTAATGCCTAAAGGCTTTATGGGATTACCTACTGAGGAGGAGTTTGTAACCACCGCAGAGAATAAAAAGAACTTTGCTATTGCGGTACAGGATTGGAACTACGGCCCTGAAATGCCAAGCAATGACCCAAAAGAAAACAAAGAGTTTTATGCTGCTTTAGCAGAGGCTATGCAATGTGATGAAAAAGACGCTAGACGTAAGCACTGTTCTAACTGTGAGTATTATGACAATAGCTTGATGACACAGGTTAAGATTGAACGCATACCGATGGCTGGATATGACGAGGGCTATGGCTTTAGAGGTCACTGTGAGAAGTTAAACTTCATCTGCAATGATATGCGAGTGTGCCAGGCTTGGGAGGATAGAGAGGATGATTGACAAAATGCGTCAATATGCGAAAATAACTGCGCTGAGTTTAATGAGCAACCAGCAGCTCCCAATGCCCTATTAGGAGACATGATGCTAGTATCTGTTACAGAATCAATTACAGACGAGCATTTGCTGGAAGTGTACGCTGACCCTTATATCAATAAGATTGGTCACGATCACCGCCCTGCCGCACCCATCATCCACCCTAATGTTACTTACTTGTCTGCATGGATAGGTAAAACCTTTGCTGGCGCATTTATGGTTATTAAACAGAGTGCAGTTGAATTAGAACTTCACTCATTGCTTAAAAAATCATCACTTAAAGAATCTCGCAATTTAGCTGAAGCGTGTTTGGCATGGGCTTTTGCCCATCCTATTTTGCGTGTAACTGTTTATATTATTGAAGGCTTAGAGGCGGCAAAGAACTTTGCTTTGAAACTAGGCTTTAAAAACGAAGGTTGCAGACGTTGTGCGTGTGTACAAGGTGGCATAGTTAAAGACGTTTATGTGCTGGGCATGACTCGGCAGGAATGGAGAACAGCATGAGTTTTGTTGGCGATTTAGTTGGTGATGTAGTTGGCGGTATTACTGGGGCTAAGGCGGCTGGTAAGGCTGCACAAGCTGGTGCTGCAACGCAAGCTGCGGCTGCACAGGCTGGCATTGATGAGCAACGTAGGCAGTTTGACAAGTTAGTCGAGCTTATGTCACCGTATGTGACTGCTGGTACTGAATCAATGGCGGCTCAAAAAGCATTGATTGGTTTAGCTGGCCCAGAGGCACAAGCTGCGGCAATAGCTCAACAAGAACAATCCCCTATCTTTCAATCATTAACGCAACAAGGCGAGAGTGCTATATTGCAAAACGCTGCTGCTACTGGTGGCTTGCGTGGTGGTAATGTTCAAGCAGCATTAAGTCAATTTAGACCGCAAATACTTAACTCACTAATTGAACAACAATACGGCAGACTTGGTGGCTTTACTAAACTAGGTCAAGCATCGGCAGCAGGTCAAGCTGAACAAGGTATGGCTTCAGCAGATTCAATTGCTAACTTACTTGCAAACCAAGGTGCAGCCACAGCTGGCGGTCAAATAGCTAGAGGCAATGTAAATAGACAAGCATTTGGTGATTTATTAAGTATTGGTAAAGCAGCAGCAGGATTCTTTTAAGGTAATTATATGGCTATTAATCCACTACAAAAACCGATTGATTATGCTGGCATGATGCCGCAGGTAAACATTAGTCAAGGCATTGAGGACTTAGGTGCTGCATTTGCTAAACGTCAAGAACGTGTTACTGCTGAGGCGCAAGCAGCGCAGTATGCAACTGACTTAGCAGACGCAATCGCAGACCCAAAACAAGAAAAGTTTGCTCAACTTATTCTTAAACATCCCAAACAATATCAAGCGATTGATACTGCTCGTAAAAGTTATGGTGAGCAAAAACTTGAGAGTGACTTTAAACAAGGCTTTGAAATATCAACTGCGTTAGAGAATGTCAATCCCGATGTAGCTAAAAGCAAACTTGAACTAATCATTGAAGCTAAAAAGAACTCTGGCGAATCACCTTTGGTTTATGAGCAAATACGTGATGCCGTTGATCGTGGTGATATAACTGAAGCGCAAGCTGGGGTTAATGCTGCATTAGTAATTATTGACCCAGAACGATTTAAGAAAACTGTAGAGGCTCAAGTAGCAGCTAGAAAAGCACCTAGCGATGTATCAGAGGCGATTGCTAAAGCTGATAAAGCTGTGGCAGATGCTGTTACTGCTCAAGCTACGGCTGGAACAGCAGAGGAAAAAGCTGCTGCCGACCTATTGAAAGCAAAGGCTGATGCTGACAAAGCTGATATACAAGCACAGTTTGAGGAAAGAAACCAAAAGGCCGACCTCAAAAAGAAAGCGGCTGATTTAGGTTTGACTACTGCACAAACTAATGAAGTATTTGTTAGAACTAGGAAGCTAGGAACTGAAGCTAAAAAAGCGGCTTTAGAATTAGAGGCATTTAAAAAAACAGGTGGAATAGACCCTGAAAAAGTATTTGGCTACGAGGAAAAAATCCGTAAAGAATATCAAACTCGCACAGGAAAATACAGAGAGTTAGATGGCACTTTTTCAAACATCAAAACATCAGCGGCATCAGCAAATGGCCCTGGCGATATTGCTTTGATTACTAGCTTTATGAAAATGCTAGACCCTGGCTCTGTGGTGCGTGAGACTGAGTTTGCAACTGGTCGTGATACTGCTGGCTTGCGTGCTAACTTAGAAAACCAATTACAAAAAGCACAAAGAGGTTCATTCTTAAATTCAAAACAACGTGAACAGTATGTTACTTTGTCGCAGCAGTATTTAGATGCTGCAAAGAAAAAAGCCAATGAGGAAAAAGAATCACTTGGCAAAGTTGTTAAAAATTACGGATTAAATCCAGAAAACGTATTTGGCGTTGATTCTAATGTTGTTACAATTAATGGGAAAGCATTTACAAGACCAGCAGCATTTACTGATGAGCAGTGGAATGCCTATAAAGCATCTCAAGGGGGCTAACAAATGGCATTAAGTCCTGAGGAATGGTTATCTGAACAAAATAGGCAAATACAAACTGTGCCTGTCTCTGCACCTATGCCTACTGAAGCAGAGAAAGCTGCCTTTGAGAAAGAGCAAGCCAAAGAACCTTTATCGCCAGAGGAATGGTTAGCGCAACAACCTAAAGCAGCACCGACAGTGCAACCAGAAGTAGAAGCTCCAGCAGAAACTTCTTTAGAGGGGATTGCAGGTGCAATTACAAGGGGTGTTGCACCAATAGCAACAGGAGCTGCATTAGGGGCAGCCGCAGGACTTCCATTTGCTGGTGTTGGCGCAATCCCAGGCGCAATTGCAGGAGCAGGTGCAGCAGCACTTACTACACTTGTTGGCGATCCTATTATTGGGTCTATCAATAGTTTACTTGGGACAAAATACTCTATACCAAGTGAGGCAATGGAGGATTTGCTAACACGCATTGGCGTTGCTGAACCAAGGACAGCAGCAGAACGTATCGTTCAGACAACCGCAGCAGGTGCAGCAGGAGCTGGTGGCATGGCTGCTACAGGCAAAGCTATTGAAATGGCTGCAGGTGTAGCTAGTCCAATAACACGTGCTGTTGGTTCAACCATAGCTGCACAACCAGTGGCACAAGTTGCTGGCGGTGCTGGCGCAGGTCTAGCTGGACAAGTAGCAAGTGAAATGGGTGCTGGCCCAGTTGGTCAGATTGCAGCAAGCCTTGCAGGTGGCGTGACTGGTGCTAAGTTAGCAGGTACTAAAATAACACCATCTGCAACGAGAGTGCCATCTGAAATAGTTGACGCAGAAAGAGCAGGGGTTAGTCTTATGACTTCTGATGTACTCCCACCTAGGACATTTGCATCAAAATGGCTACAAACAGTTGGTGAACGCATACCGTTAGCTGGCACAGGTGGTGTTCGTGAAAGTCAGCAAAAACAACGCATCGAAGCAGTTCGTAACTTATTAGTTGATTTTGGGGCAGATGATGCTGCCAAAGCATCTGATGATGTAATGAGAGATGTGTTAAGTAAAAGAGCTGGTGAACTTTCAAAATACTCTACAGCAAAAACAGAAGTTATAGAACGGCTTGGACAGTCTGGCGTAGTTCCAGTAAATAGAACTATACAAGCTATTGACAATGAGATTGCTAAATTGCAGGGAGCTAAAACAAAAGAATTTTTACCAATTATTGAACGTTTAAATGATTGGAAAGCATCTTTGCAAGGTCAGAACTTAGTTAATGTGGAAGTGCTACGCAAT